ACGTTTTGATCAGGTTGAACAACCCAGATTAATTCCTTAACAGGATGGTTGAAGTTAAGTTTAATTTTGTTACTGGATGAACCAACTGATTCATCACCAGTGAATTGAAGTTGGGTGATAAGATATTCGTGAGGGTTTTGTGCCATTCTTCTACGTTCATCAGTATCAAGGAAGACGTAATCAACGTAAAGGGAAGCAGCTACAAGAGATTGATTGTAGGCAATGGTTGCAGGGACTGGACGACCTGGGGTGTATTGTCCAGCAGCGCCACTGTATGGTTCAGTGTTGCATGAAAGAGTAGTAACAGCCCATAAACATTCATCAATTGGTCTGATATCAAGGTTAATTTTAACTTCGTGATATTGAAGGGCAATTAATGGAAGAGCAAGTCCAGGGTTGGTACAGAACCAAAATTGAAGAGGAACATAAAGAGTAGTTTCTGGAAGAGCATTTCTTGGGGCACAAACTTGACGTGGAGCTAATGAATCACAAGGTCCATCAACATCTGAGAAAGAAGGATCAGTGATAAAGGTTAATTGAGTGGTGTTACCAATCATGTTAAAGTAACCACGGGTTTGTTCTGAAGTCATAGTAAGTTGGTTCCAGATGTGCATCCAGTCACCATATTGTCTGTCAATTCTTTGACCTCCAATTTCAACTTCAACTTGAGCAACAAGTTGTTCACCAGGGAAATCTAACCAACGTGCATAGACTCCAGAACCTTGTCCAAGGACAAAGGCACCAAGACCCATAAGTTGGTTGATTTCAGGTAAAGTGACCTGAAGATAAGTACGGTAAGCTAAATCACCGTTTCTACTGATAATACATTGGACACGACGACCAAAATCAGCTTGACCATTAAAAGTTTGCTCAATTGATTCAATAGCAAAGTTAGTGTATCTACGATAAGTTACTTTCCAAAAGGTAATTTGAGGATTACCTGTAAGATAAACATCTTGAGCGCCGTAAGCGACGAGTTGCATTAATCCACCTCCCATATTTATACAATTGCTAAAGAAAAAAATTTTGGGAAAAATAATTTAATTCAATTAAAAATAATTTAAAATTATAAATATATATAAATGTTTTTAATGATATATATTTAATTAATATATTTATTAATATCTAATGTGGTCTTCATAAATTTTAATAAATAAGATTCTTCCAATATTTCCTTTTTATTTTTATGTTTTTTTGTAAAAATATAAGATTTATTTTTTTTTTTAATAGTCCAACCTTCATCTAATGCATTATATATCAAATTCATTTTTTGAAAAGTAATGTGATCTATTTTAATATTTTTATTGTCTAAATAATCTTCAATATTAATTGTCGATTCCATTAATTATTTCAAAGAAAACTATTAATAATGTTTGAACTAGTAAATTTAACTAGTAAAATATATTTTAAATATTATATAATTTGATTTAATTATAAATTAAATAAAAATTATTATCTAATATTTAAAGAACTATTATAAATGCCTTCGTTCAAACCTAAAACCAATAAAAAAATTAGTTATAACAAAAAAAATGCTATTACATTAGATAATAAACACAAAGAATTTATGAATGAATTTAACAAAGATGAAAAAGATAAAATTCCAGAATTACAAAAAGAGAAAAATACCTTGAGAGAAAATTTAAAAAATCCCGAAATAACTATAGAAAATAAATTAGAAATAACAGATAGGATAAAAGAGATCAATATAAAAATGAAAGAATTAAAAACTAAAAAAACCGAATATTTTTTAGATAATTCAAAATATATTTTTGAATATTTTGAAAATAAAAAAAGTATTTCAAATGGTAATTTCACAAATAATTTGAACAATAAAACGAAATTAATATCCAATTTTTTCAAAATTAAAGATAGTGAAAATAATACAAATATAAGTCAATCAAATAATAAAAATATAGTTCAAAAATACTTGTCGAATATAGATGATATGTTTTTAGATGTGAATACTTTTGTATACCAAACAGATATTTGTAAATATTGTAACAAGGGTGAACTAATACCATTAGAAGATGAAGGTGTACTAATGTGCAACACGTGTTCTAGAAATATTCCTTATTTGATTGAAAATGAGAAACCATCTTATAAAGAACCTCCTAAAGAAGTATGTTTTTACGCGTATAAAAGAATTAACCATTTTAAAGAGATATTAGCTCAATTTCAGGGAAAAGAAACAACTCAAATCCCACCAGAAGTAATAGAAAACATTATTTTGCAAATAAAAAAAGAGAGAATAGACTTGAGTCAAATTACAAATATTAAAACGAAAGAAATATTGAAAAAATTAGGTTATAATAAATACTACGAGCATATACCATTTATTAAAGATAAATTAGGTATTAAACCACCAGTTATGTCTTCTGAATTAGAAGAGACATTATGTAATTTATTTATTGAATTACAATCACCATATTCAAAATATTGTCCGGATGATCGCGTAAATTTCTTGAATTATTATTATACTGCATATAAATTGTGTGAATTATTGGGAGAGACGCAATATTTGGAACATTTCCCTATGCTAAAAGATAAAGAAAAACGAATAGAACAAGATGCTATTTGGAAAAAAATATGCGAAGAACTTGATTGGGAGTTTATATCAACAATTTAATGAAATTAGGTTTTATATGGGAATAATTTTAATAAATTTGTATTGAATATAGAAAAATTAGGATCGTTACAAAAAGGATTTCCACCGTAACCTCCACCCCTCTTTGTTTTATTATTTGTTCGAGAATGTTTTTTATATGTCTTTTTATGTTTTTTATATCTTTTATTTATCAATCTTCTTGTTCTCTTCATAATATATTATAATTATATTAAATTTTATAATATATTAGGTTTGTTCATTTACCTTAATATTATTTTTAAAATCCACCTGGAAATTTAACCAAGTTAGCACCGATACCGAATCCAGCACCAGAGCGTGCAGTTACACCCATAGAAGGAATATAAGTGTCTAAAATACTAAAGGTGGCTGCTGCAGTTAAAGCAATAAATGCAATCTCTTCAATATTTAATGAACGTTTAGGAATAGCGTAAGCCGCAATTGCTACCATTAAACCTTCTACTAAATATTTGATAACTCTCTTGACAAACTCGCCAACATCAATAAAACCTGTCATTATAATAATTAATAAGAAAAAAATATATATTTGTGCGATAAAAACTTAAAATTTAAATAATATTATTTAATAAAATGGGTCGTGCGTCTAAAGAAATAAATACAAAAAAACATGGTTTTGAAAGAAAAATAGAAAATGAAAAAACAAATCCTAAATATGTAGATCTTCTCGAAGAAGATAAACCAATTTCTAATCAAAAATTTGTTTGTGTATCATTTGTTTCTCCAGAAAAAATAGTTAAACAAAAGGAACTATTCTTTTTTGAAGAATTCCTAAAGAAATGGGAATTTAACAAATCTATGGAAAAATTTGTTCAATTTTTGAATTTTCTCTCTTATAAATACAATTTATCATTTGAAGATGCATCAAATGATTTTAAAGAGTTTGTAAAAGAAGAAAAAGAAACATTAACAACTTCATCAATTGATGATGAGTATAAAACTTTTATTGATAACAATGAAGAGGAATTGGAAAAATTATTTGGTATTAATTATAATTTCCAAACTAGTACTCGTGGTTTAAAAATAAGGGGTGTTTACCCTACTATGGAAGAAGCCGAGTTAAGATGTAAAATGCTTCGAGAAATAGATCCAAATCATGATGTCTTTGTAGGACCAGTCGGTTTGTGGATGCCGTGGGATCCAGAAGCCTACAAAACTGGACGCGTAGAATATATGGAAGAAGAATTAAATCAATTAATGCATGAAAAACAAAAGAATGAATCAAATGCTAAAATGAATTTCGAGCAAAGAGTTAAAGAATCGAAACAAAAAGCAATTGATGAAAATATAAAGAAAGCTGAAATGACTGGAAATGTTTTAACACAAACAATTGATGATGATGGCAATTTAATTGGCATTAATAATATGAATACAACTGAAAATACACTTAAAGAAAAGGAAGAAATTTCAGTGGCTGATATTCGTTCAGAATTATTTGATAGTGATAATGTTGTTATTGGTAAAACAGATTATGGTCAAAGTCAATTGCTTAGTGGACCATTTGTTTTAAATAAATTAGAAGATACTACAGAAACTAAAGAAACTTAAAATAATTGTATAGTATAATTATTTAAAAATATAAATACATATTCATTTATATTTTTATTTTTATGGTTACATGTTTAAATATGGACATTTCAAATAATTTATCAAATTTATCAAATTTATCAAAAATAAATATTTATTTTGAGTATTTATATAAATCTTTTTTTGAAAATTATAAACATGGTAATTACAATATTGCGGCACTAGGAGTAATAAATGACAATACTTTATCAATATGGGGAGAATATTTTGCAAACTCGCAAATTCATGGTTTTAAAAGTAATGATATTTCACAACAAATATATTATTTAAATAAAAAAAATATTGAATATGATATTATCTTTATTAATACAATTAATTTTATTGATCAAATAGAGACAATATGCAATTGTTATCAATATTTAAAACCAGGAGGTTTGTTGTTAATTGAAAATATTGATGTAAATGTAAGTGAAAATACCTATATTAACAATACAAATCATATTTTATCTGAATATCAAAAATATTATTTTTTTA